CGTTCAACGTGATGTCCCCATCCGCGTTCAGGAGGAGCCGTTCCGCACTTGGGGAATTGACCCCGGTCACGATCTGGATCCCTCTTGGAGTGCTGATGGAAAAGTTGGTCACGTCGTTGGATATGGCCCTACCACTTCCCGCGGCGTCGTCCACCGTAACGGTCGCTGTTGGTGCTTCTTTAGCCATCTATAACCCCCTCGTTTTGATGCGCTCTCTCATATCGAGTCCCTCCGCTAGTCGGTCGATCCACTCCTCCACCGGAACCACGCTGGAATGCTCCGAATCAGCGATCCGAAACTTCGGAGGAACAGAGATCAATCGGAGAGGAGTCTTGTGCTGGACCTTCCGTGTAAGACAGGGACAATTCGACGTCCCCCTCTTACACGGGATACAGACCCCACAGAGAGTCTTCTGGCCGTTCTCTTCGATAGGAGAGGCACACGGCTGACACCCGGAGAAGTTGCCGCACTCGACGCCATGGGGATGGACAAATGGTTTCCCGTCGTCGTCGCCAGTCTTCCCCTCGAGATACCAACTGCACTTCACTTCCGCACACGTCGCGGCTCGCATGGGTTGGGAGTACCGCGCGGACTGCATTCCGGGGATGGGTCGGGAGTACGGGACGACGAGATACCCATCGCGCCACTCGTACTTCGGTCCGCCCGTATTTACGCTCATGAGAGATCCACCACGTCCTGCGCCGTGGCCCTACGGAACCCGAGTGCGATAACGGCGTTGGTAAAGGTCCCAGTGGTCGTCAATCTCAGGCCCCTTTCACACACCCCGGTGACCGTTTTTCTTTCCGCAGATCCGGCAGCGGTCGAGGCAAACGTGATCAATGTGGACCAGCTCCCATCCGATCCATTGGTGGTATCCGAGGAGTCTTCCAAAAGTACGGACGACAGAGACCCGGAAGCGATCGAGATGATGTAGAGGAATCCGATCCCCCCAACGGTGGTCTGTGCCTCGACGATCCCCGTCGATGACGTGCCGTTATTCGCGTGGGTGTCCTGGCCCGCGGTGATCTGGGTACCCCATTCGAGTCCAGCCCCACCGTCGATCGACCCCTGACAATCGATCCCCATCACCAGGGAGGCATCTGCAGCTTTCACCGGGTCGTAGTTGACCTGTTTCGCGGAGAGCATCGCGCACGCGTTCCCCCGCGTAGACCCGGCCTGGAACATCACGTCGACGTCCGTCTTCGGGAGAGCCGAGAGAGTCGGGTGAGCGGCCGCTGCTGCATCGTTGAAGAACGAATTAAACCCAACAGCGCCATCCGCCCGGGATCCGGTCCTCTCCTCCGCCGAGGAGTTGACCCCCGTAACGATCACGGTCTCTTTGTTCGACACGAGGGACGACACCGACCCGACGTCCCCGCCGAGATCTACGGCTTCGAGAATGAATCCATCTCCGCCGCCTGAAAATTTAGTCACTGCTACCACCTACCTTCTTAATGCGCCCTCGCTCGAGCCAGTGCTTGATCTTCTTGCCGGTGTAGATGTCGCCTTCCTTCCAAGACTGCCCGCCTGGGTCGGTGATGATCGGCGTGCCTTTGGGGTGGGGGCGCGGGCTGACCACTAGGTACTTAAATTTCGTCGCCATAGCTGTCTCCTACTCCGCCACCGGCTCGCCCTCGAGGAATCGCACCGCGAGGTCAAACTCAAGCGATCGGTAGATCCGGGTACTGTTCGGAAAGGCGCCGTAGTCCACGGTCCCGTCCGAGACGTCGATAAAGTCCGCCGTGTCGTTCAGCGTCGCGTCGCCCCAAAACGCCGTTCGGAGCGTTTCGTCCGCGGTCACGATGTCGGTTTCGAAGTTCTCTAACTTGTCCAGCTCAGGACGTCGGTGCCAGAAGCACATGATCTTGAAGTTGTAGGAGTTCATCCGATTCCCGAGCGTCGCCGAACCTTCGGGGGGATCGGCCCTTCCCGTGTACCAGAACGCTGCGAACGGTGAGCCATCAGCAGGGAGCCCGATAGGCTCCCCCGGCATGACCTTGAAAGTCGGGGTCGACGACGCCACGAGGATCGCCTGGATACGATTAATCACATCGGCTACAACGATCGCCATTAGTTGAGCGCCTCCGAGATCTTCGCGAGGAAGTCGTCGTTGTAGTTGAGGGACTTCAGCCGGCGAGTCGTCTTACGGAACGCGAACGCGCCGCGGCGCATCTTGACTCCACCGCGGATGCCCGACTCCATCCAGGTCCGCGTCGGCCGGTCCTGCCGCGGCCCGCCACCGCGCTCCCACATATCCGTCGGGTAAACCTTGAACCACCCGATCGCCTTGGTGCTATCGCGATGCTCCTCCGAGGTCACGGAACGAATGAACGCGCCCGTCTTCTCGAAGCCACGCATGGCGATAAACCCGGCCATCGTGGACTCGCCCTCTTCGGCGAGGTCGCGCATCCCGTCGTTGACGGCGTCCTTGAACCGCTGCGTGACCTTCTCGTCGAACAGCGGCCCGGATAGCTGGTACACCTGCGTCGGTTTGCGTGCCATCAGACAAAAACCAGCCGCGCGTAGCGGTTCCTGAGCTCGTTGTACTTGGCGAACACCTGCCGGCCGCCTGACTGAGAGAAGGACGACTCCCCCATCGGGATCCCTTGGTTGTTGTCCCACCGCGCCGCGACGACGCGCATACTCACGGCTTCCTCAATGTCCAGGGGGTAGCGGCGGATCGACAGCGTCGATGACGAGTGAGCCGCGGCGGTGGTCCCGTTGATTCCCCTGGTGACGGTGACCTGGTCCGTCGCCACGGCGGAGACGTACACCTGTTCGCTCTCGATGATCAGCACGTCGCCCGGGTAAATCGTGGAGCTCGCGTCCGCGCTCGCGGTGATCGCCGCGTCGCTGGCGTCGTCTAGGGTTCCGGTTAACCCGCTATCCTCCGACTCTTCGGAGTACCCCCACTTCCCTACGATCTGAAACCGCCGCGGGTAGTTCTCCCAGGACGACAACTGCGGCGCCGTAGACCTCCCCTGCGGGATCAGTAGCCTTTGTGCCGGCTCGTTGATCGTGTCCGGGTTCGCCGGGTCCAGCCAGTAGTCGGAGTTAGCCGTCAGCGTCGTGTCGAACGTGCCGTCGCCGTTGGAGTCGTACTTGAGGGTGGTCACGCTGATCAGGTCGCCGCGCCACTCCTCCACGGTGTTGTGCTGAAAGCGGAGCTCTTGCCGGCCGTTACCGTCAAACTCCGCGGTCGCGAGCTCGCTATAGAACCGCCGCCCAAGCGCGCGGTCCAGTGCGCGTGACTCTCTCTCGATCAGCCGTAGATAAACAGGATCAAGGGTGCTATCCGCCGCGACTCCCATGCCAGCGACGTCGAGCTTCACTTCCGGGAGGCGGGCATAGTTGTTCACCACTGGCCAACACCTCCCTTATCCCCGCTTGCGACCACCGCGAGCTCGGCGGTCGGGAGCCTTTGCGCCGCTCGCTGTCTCTTCTGAGACGGCTTCGACGCGGTCCTTAGCCTTGGGGACGACTTCCTCGAACGAACCTGGGGAGTCACGCATCAGCAGTGCCGCTTGATCGGCGGACAACTCGTCTGTCTCGTCACCCTTCTTGAAGGTCCCCAGCGACGAGCTGTAGTTAGAGACGCATTTCAGGACGGCCATCTAGGTCCCCTCCACCAGTTCGGGTGCGTGCTTCTGGATGTACTCGGCTCGCCGTTGGCCCGCGGCCAGTAAGTCCGGCGGCTCCACGCCGTCCTTGCGAGCCTTTGACTGGACTTCCTCGATTGCGTTGAACGCGTCAATCATGGGAATCTTGCGCGCGCTCATCGGGGGGATCGCCACGCCATTGATCCCTGTGGATACATAGGCGGGGATCCGCTGCGCCAAGAGACCGCACGAGCACTGGAGTGAATCCGCGTCGTAAGACGCCACCCTCCGCTCGGTGACATGCCCCTCGGCACAGCGGTAGTCGTAGGTCGGCACTACCAGGCCAGCCCCGTCGCGAATTGCGCGAACTGTAGCTGGCCGTAGCCAGTTACGTCGGCCGTGGCGCTGCCGAAATGAACGAGAATCGATCCCGGCGTTACCATGCCAAGCGGTCCGTCGCGGCGAACGTCGTAGAGCGCCGGTAAGCCTCCGAGCGATCCTCCGGCGGGGTCGCCGATCGCGTCCTCCGAGAGCGTCTGCCGGATCACCTCAACGGAAGCCGGAACGGCAGTCTTAGCCGCTGCGACGATATCCGATCCCTCGATCGTGTAGAACACGCCGTTAGCCGCCGGTCCGCTAGTGGCTGCGCCGTTCAACTGCTCCGGAACGTAGACCGTACCGCCGGAGGTGTAGCGCGCTTTGTCCATGTCGACCTCGAGCATTGCCGCAATAGCGGTCGACGTGCTGTGAGCCCCAAGCTGCACAGACGCGCGAAGCGGCATCATGAACCCCGAGCTATTGTCAGCCAGGATGATCGGCTTAGTGTCGTCCATGGGGCCATTCGTAATGATCGGCGCGTCCTCTGTCCCAGTTTGCATGTGGTACGTGACCCCACTCAGCCAGAGTTGCGTATAAAAGTCCGTGACGATCTGCGACCCAAGGTTGTTGGTAATCGCCTCTTCTCGGCCGTCCACGGGAGGGATCGACTGGTGCCGTACTCGGAATGGGATCTCTGACATTGGTGTCTCCTTCTAGACCGTTGTGAGCGCTGCGCCGTTACCGACGTCGTACGCGTACCATTCCCACCCGTCCGTGGCGTTGTAATGACCCACGAATCGCGCCATCTCGCCGATGTCGGTGAGGGTGATCGTGTTGTTGCCCGTCTGGTTCACGGCGGAGCTGGCCGTGATGGTTACGGTGCCGCCATCGCTGATAAATACGATGTCCAGCTCTTGTCCACGAAACGTAGGATCCCCAAGCGTGCGCGTCTCCGCGCCACCGCTGGTGATCTCACAATATCCAGACCGCAGAGTGTCGATGGTCCCGGCGTCACCGGGGTCGGGAACCACCCAGGGCTCTACGCCCCTAGAGTGGATATCCTCCACCTGCGGTCGTCCTGAGTTTGCCATCGTTCGCTCCTTCTAGGTGGCTCTAAATTAGAGCGTAATATCGTAGATTCCAGCGGCGACGTTCGCGCCATGCCGCTGGAAAGCGCGCCGAGAGTACAGCTCGAATTTGAACTGGTCCTGTCCTTGGATTCTCCCGAAGAACAACTGGGTCTCTCGGCGAACTCCGCCGATGAATCCGCGAGGTGCGAATACGGTGAGCTGGCCTTTCGTGTTGCTGGCCTCGGTATCAACGGCTTTGCCGTCGCTATCCGTCTTGGTCGCGTACGACGGGGCGATGATCGGGATCCCAGCAAAGGCGCCGAGCTCGCCGGTCAAAACAGTGGCCCCTGCGCCGTACTTGTCCACGGTCGTGACCCGGTCCGCATCTAGCATTGCCGTGTAAGTCGCCCAATCGCAGACGATCCGAAGGTCACGTGGGTCGGTGCCCCAATTTACATTCCCGACCGATGCATCCACGTCGTCGTCAGCGCCGTTGAGTTTGCCTCGAGCGACGTTAATCTCGGCGATGTCAAGCGCCGCTGCCATGTCCTTACCCTGGCCCGCGGCGTCAACCAACCAGTAGTGGCGAATGCCGTCCCAAGCTAGGTAATGCTTGGTCGACCCGGGCGTATTGTCGTCCAAATTGATATTGCCGGTTCCGGCTGAAGTCGTGTCCCCGTTGTAATAGGCCGATCCGAGGTGAAGTGCGGCGCTCTCGCCGAGCATCTCCCTCAGGAAGGGAACGAACGCGATCACGCTGTCCTCTTCGAGCTCCGCCGACCAGTCTTGCTGAATCGTGAACTTCTTGGAGGTCAGTGTTCGGCTACTCGAAGCCGTCTTGCTCGTGGTGTACAGCGAGGCGCCGGCCGAGGTCTTCTCGCTGACGAGATGCATCTCTGGCACAGCACCGTCGATCGGTATCACCTGAGTAGCCGAGGTCATCGGCACCGTACGAATGTCATTGACGATCGTGTCCCGGTTCCGCGCAGCCATCCACATCTCTGAGATGTACTGGACATCCACGAGATCAGATCCAAAGCCCGATTCCTGGCTATCCATCGCGCGCTGCACGTCGAGCGGACGGAAGTTCCTTGCGTTATAAGCGCCGTCAGAGCCACCGGTGTAGACCCGTGGCGCCGGCATCTTGCGGTTCTCAAAAATATGAGCACGCGCAGCGGTGAGAAACTCTTCCGGGTAGTTGAGCTCGACCGGCATTTCCAACCGACGTGCCCCCGAACTGATCAACATGCAAACTTCGAAGTTCGAGCGGATCGCTCGAGCGTTCTCCTCCGGCGACTTCTCCGGATCAGACCACCACGCACTGTACTGGTCGACCATTGTGTCGCTCGGGTCCGTCCTCTCGGGCGGCTCCTCTGCAGGTGGACCGGGTTCCACGTTGTCCGGGTCTGGTTCTGCGGGACGAAGGGACTCAAACAAGGTCCGCGTCTCCTCCCTCTGTTCTGCCATCACCTCGCCCACCTGGGTCGCGATGTTGTCAGCGAATCCCGAGAAGGAAGCTGCAATCCTCTCGATCGGGTCGCCCGTCGTTGTCTTTTCTGTCATTTCGCTCCTGCCTTGATGGGGTTGATGATTCCTTCCAGCGCGTCAGCTAGCCGCGCCAGTTCTTGCTCTTGCACAGCGCGCTTAACCTCAGCGTGGGAAGGCTCTGGCCGGAACTGATTTGGATCAATCGGCTCCTTGCCTCCAGCCCTTACTACCAGCGCGCCGGGGTCTGCCGGGATCGCCACGTAGGAACTCTCTAGGAGTTCCTGGTCCGTGAACACCAGCACTTCCTCGCCTGCGATCTTCCGGAACTCCCACCGCAGCGGATTCCAGCGCACGGACGTCGCGTTAACAAACCCGCGCACGATCTTGCTAAATAGCTCCATCGCTCGCGAGTCCTCTGCGTCGAACTCGTGTGTCTCAATCAGCTCGTTGGAAGTGACGATTCTCTCTGCGGCTTTGGCTCGCGCTACCGGCATTTGAGAGTCGTCATGGCCCCAGAGGACCACCGGATTCCGATCGTAGGCGTCGAAGCGCCAGCCGGCCGTCTCGATGATCATCCCGTCGCGAGCAACGTCTCCCGTTGAGACGACCACGGTCGCCCGCTTGGCCTCTTCGTCTATCGCGCGTATATGTCCAAAGGATTGCAGCCGGTCCAAAGCAAAGCCCCGCACGCTAACTGTTCGGCTGCGGGGCACTAAGGCCACTGAACGCGGAGACTAGCTCACGGCCGTTGCAGTAGTTTTAACAGACTAATTGATAAACCGTCAACCTAGTTACGCCATTACACCTGATTCGTGGCGCCGCACCGGCACACCCATTGAGTCCCGGGGCCGACTCTTAGAAGCCACAAACGATGACACTTCCAGCACCTTACCGAG